CCTATTACTTTCATATCGCCGTATGTCTGCCAAATAGTGAAATACCGTTCGCCGTCATGTTCGTTGATAGTCCAGAATAAGAACCCAGCATTAGGGAACCATTTGAAATAGTAATTGTATTTGTCTTTGTAGTTATTATTTTCATCGAAATAAAACCCTTCAAGACTAACACGTTCACCCGTGCGCCGTTCATAGTCTTTAATCATGCTTTCAAGGCTTTCAAGTTGCATCATTAATCCCCTATTCGTTCTATGCTGAATTTATTACGATTGCTTCCGGCTGGTATTTGCCTTTCATAATATCCGCTAATAGTTAGTTTTAAACGCTGATTTCCATACCCTTGACCGATAATATTCATTACTATTTCAAGGTTTTTATTATCATTAATGCGTATTTCTCGACTATAGCTCGTGCTTCCGTCTATTGTGATACGATAATTTCCACTTGGGAAAAATACTGTGTTACGCCATTCTGAACGATCACTTGCCGGCCTATCTACATAAATATTATTAAAAGCAACCGGATTATACTGTACAGAATACGTGCGCCCGTTTTTAATAACTTTTAACGGCGTGTTATCGTCTCCAATACGTGCGTATAATTCGCTTCCATTAAATGGAACCTTAATATTTTGGCCGTTTGTTAATGCTGCATCTGTAGTTAATCCGAACCGGTATGTATGGCCATTATATTCTAGTACTAAATTAGGCATATTATTCCACCTTTAACTTTGCGCCATTTGGGAACGTCAACGTGTTGTTATTTTCAAACGTTGCGATGCGTTGCCATTCAGTCATGCCCTTGGTATTTGTATCAAAACGAATAAATGCCGCGTTACTGTTAGCAAAATAAAGCTGAGTACCTAATACGCGGTCTTGGCTTGTATACCACGGGAACATGGCGCCAATACCCCAATAAGCAGTACCCCATATACGGTAGTTATTTAATTCACCGAACGTAAAGCCGCTATATCCAGCCTTGTTGTTAGCAAGATAATCTAAATCAATCGGTTCATTTGAAAGGCCCGGAACCTTTAACGTACCCGTCATAGTATCGCCGGCCTTTTTAACGCACGTCGCAACGTTATCAGCCGTTGCGGCTGAACCCGCCCGCGTTGCGGTATCTGCACGAACCGCATGCGTTGCTTCGGCTACTGTATCAGTTTTGCGATAATATGCACTACTTAATCCGTTTACCGTATCCGCGATAGTTTTAAGTGTACGGCTTGGGTTATTCGTAAAGTTAGCATCACCAGCAATCTTTTTAATAGCTTCCGCCATTTGATTAAGAATATCTGTTAATGCATACGCTTTACCGTCAACCGTCCGCGTACCAATTACGGCATCTGTTGCGGTGTTTACATTTGGATCATAATACTTGATTGACTTTACACGCGTTGCATCTGTAACGGCAATCGCTACCACTACGCGCAATATTTCTTTCCAGTACGTGCCAGTATACACATACATTTTTTCATTTGTAGTGTTGTAGTACATTTTATCCGTTGCCGCTGCTGGTGCATATGGCTGGCGCATTGGTTCAAGCGTTGTACTGCCGTAGGTTAGGCCGCCAGATGCTGAACGTTCAACGTATAAATACGATGTATTGTTGGCAGGTAGACTCCATGCGCTTTGTTTACGGTTAATCGTTTGGATATAATCAACCGCGCCGTAATCGTTGAAACCGTCGGCGAATGATAACAATACAGGCGTTTGACTGCCGTCAATCATTACGCTTAGGTTATCACCGGTTAAGAATGAAAATTCACCATTGCTTACTTTACCGCTCAATACTCTATTACGTAGGCCACCAGTACCACCACCGCCACCAGTACCACCACCGCCGCCGGCTTTTAGTTCCATTTGCTGCGCAACGTTCAATAATTCATCGCGGTTTTTCTTAATACTATCTTGTACAGTATCGCCCTGTGGCGTTATATCCAAAGGGTATTTTTCTTTATATGCCATGTTTAAACCTCTTCATACGTATAATCTAACTGGCGTAACGAAATAGCGCCCTTTTGAACATTGATTTTAAATTGTACATTACGATTTGCACCGCCGCCAATTTTATATGCCTTCGTGTATTCATTAACATTCATTAATGTTTTGGCTTCGTATAGCTTTTCATTCGCATAGTAGGTTTTTGTTGCCTTGCTTGAAAAGTTAATCGGCTTAGGCTTTTTATTTGAGATACCAATAGTACCATGACCGGGAATAAGATTATGCGTTACAAAATTATAGTTCATGATCAATACAAATTGACGGGTTGCCAATCTGTTGCCGCTGATAATTGATGTTTGGATTTGTACCGCATCATCTGTATCTATCGTTTCATCAAGAATACCAATTTTATTTCCGTATGCTATGTATACTTCTTTGTCTACATTCACCGCTGCATTGATGCTATGCGTGAATTTTCTTGATGTGAAAACGCCCCTTCCGTCTTCATATCGTGGCAAGTAGTGATATATAAAAACTGTTTCGCCATTATATGGTTTAATCCAGATTTGCTTACGGCTGGATATATGCCATACTTCGCAATCTTTCGTTATGTACTTCAATAGATAAGAGTTGATATTCAAGCCAGTTTCAAACGGTTGTATTTCTGCATAGGTATTTGTAGGCATGAAAGACATGAACCCTTGATTACCTAAATAGTAACTACGATCATCAACGCTTACCGTTGCACCACTACAATAACCGGTAGAGGATAAAGGATACACAGTTAAATTCTGTGCATCTGGCGTGCCAATTACTTGATACACGCGCCCGTATTCTTTGTATACGATTATGGCCCTAGATAAGAAATCAACTGCAATGATGCTGCCTTGGTCTTTATAGCCAACGTCTACATACTGCGCGCTTGATGCATCGTTGCTGATATGGTTCCATGCGTTGTAGTCGCCAACTGCTGACCAATTCAACCGATGCGAATGAGTCGATGCAATCAGTACACGCCCGGAATGACTTGATACTATATCACATGTCGGACTTTCAATAGTGGATAACTTACCACTACCAGAAATGGCTTGTAATTTATCACCGCTGGCTATGAGAATATCACCGCCAAACGCATGATATTTCGGCCGTTCGGTACCATTTAATGTGCCTAATAGTTTGTTACTACTGAAATCTGTTTCATACAAATTTCGGCCACTAGAAAAGTACCACTTATTACGGTACACATCATGATATAGCGTTTCTACTGGTAGTCCAAAATCATACAATATACGAATACCCGGAACAGTACGGAGCGCATTATCTGTTCTATCGAATTCGCATTGTTGCGCCTGTGTTAGCGCTTGCACGTCGATATTTTCCGGCGGGTTGCTCCAATCAAGGCCCAGCCGGAACCCGTTTGTAGTTGCCACCTGTTTAACGCCCATTATGCTATACCTCTTGCCGCCTTAATCTGTTCCGTAATGTAGTCAATGAATTGTTTATCATAGGCAGCATAATCCGTCATAAGTGATTTTTTCTTAACCATGAAAGATATAAGCTGCACTAAATATTGATGAAAGAATTCAGAAAACGGAATAGTATCGTCTAATTCGTCAACGTGGTTTTTTCTCACGCTATAAAATACTTGGTTAACCGTTTCCCCGTCATAGGTTTCAAACGTTCCATTAATGATGCGGATAGGATACCCAGATTTAGGAACGAACCCCATGAAATCAGAAGGAACCGCCTTTAAATTCGGTATATCTGTATTCTTAACTACTTCGCGGTCTTTAATGCTAACTAGAATAGTAGTTAGCCAGTCAATAGCTGCGTTAATGTATTGGATATATTCCAACTGTTCATCTAATATTTCGTTAGACTCTACATTAACCAGCGTAATCAATTCGCTTACTACCATAATTCCAGTACCCTTCCGCTATTACGCTTTCATTATTTCCTAAACCGTCATTAATAGATTGCAACGCATTAACCATATTTGCCGTTACGCCGGAAATATCAAGGTTCATAACCCTATACACGATGTAATCAACAAGTAATGTTTCTAATTCTGCTGGTAGTCCGCTTTCATCTTCCAGTTTCTTATAGCCAGCAGTCATTATATAATCAACGGTTATTTTCTGCTCATGATCTGCATCAAATACTATCGTTTGTAAATTCAATACATGATAGGCCTGTACGTCCGCATCATCGGCTTTGACATTTAACACGCTGATACATTGACCGGGCAGCGTAATCCGTCCGGTGCCGTTATCTTCGTGCGTTGCCTGTGCCAAACTAGGGCAGTACTGACCGATAAGGGCATTTAATAGGTGATTGCCTTCGTTGTAATATTCCAGTAAATGATACGGTGTATATTGTTCCTGTGGTGTATCGCCTATTTGCATGAACGCCCTATTGATAACTTTTTTTACGTTCATATTCACCCCATAAAGAATAAAGGCGGGTATTACCCCGCCCATAATTCAAAAATTATTGTTCTACAACGCCACCAGTTAATACTTGAATAGAGCCGTAGTCTTTATTATTGAATTTTGTTTTTTTAACTTCGCCATAGAACGCGATACCATTACCAGCAATGTTGCCGTAATCGTCTGTTTGTTCAATGTGTTTAGCTGGTCTTGCAACTGCGAAACATGCCGCTTGTTTACCCAATAATAAATTATGGCATACATTCGCACTAGATGCGCCTGTGTTATCGCATAATACGCGTTCATATTCGTAAAGAATAACGCCGTCGTATTCGCCTAATGCACCTGTAAAGATAGGGTTTTTAGAACCGCGAACATTTGCGTTTTGTTGTGCTGCCAACCATTTTGGATCATCTTTCAAATCACGTGCCGCCCATGGATGAACAAGCATGATGTATTTATCCATGCCGTCAACCTTAATCGGTTGCACTTTTGGTGCGTGCATCATTGCTTTACGTTTAGCACGGGAAATAATAGTTGTTGTTAATTTATCATTTGCCGTAATGCTGGAATATGTACCGGCAGCACTTGCCGCTACCGCTTCTTTAGAAGAAGAAGGAGTTGAACATAATTCACTCATCAATTTGTTATCCAACCAATCGGCAAGCCATTGTTTCAATGCGCCTTTAATTTCTTTTAACATATCATATTGTGTTTTTTGGTCGTCCGCTTCATAGCGAGATACCGCATTACGGATTAATTTAGTTTGTACAGTAAAATCGTAAATGTTCAATGTATCTTCGGCGCCAGATAATTTTTGATTACCTTCAACGCCCGGCCCGTTCAAATTCATCATCAAGCCGAATACTACGCTATCGCCTTTTACGTTTGTTAAGTCTTTGTTTTGATGTACTACGTTGGAACCGTCCATTGCAGTAAATTTATCAAAATAACTATCTTTCACGCCTTCGTGCCATACTTTTTTAGCCCATACTTTAGGTACTAAATTTGCTGGAATATTAACTTGGTTTCTTTGGTCTGCCATATTTTACCCCTTATAATTCGTCAAAATATTTGCGTACATCGTCCGGCAATGCATCAAGGTTGCCCGTTTGATACGCTTTCAAAATATCTTCTTCAGTTACCTTATTAGGTGTAGGAACGCCACCGTTTAACGCGCCAGCTTTCGGCAACGTTGCGGCCACCTGTAACGGGTTATTAGTAACGTCGGTATTCGTTGCCCGTTCATTTTGCAGTTCATTAACAAATTTTCTGATTGTTTCAAAATCGGCATCGGTACCTTCTCCAATATCTACGCGGTAGAACGCATCATTTATTGGTTGTGCATCGCGCATTGTCATGCCGTTTAGCTTTTCTAATCCGCGTTGATATAGTTCCCCGAAATTTGGTAATGATTTAATTTCATTTACGAAATTTAGATTTGTTTGTCTTTGTTGGTGTACTGCTAACTGTTGATTTGTGATCGTGTATTCTGCGTTAGCTTCAAAACGAATGAAATCGTTGTATTTTTGTACATCTTCAAACATAAGACTTTCTAAATCTTCCGCCGTTAAATTAAAGCGTTTTAATGCTTCACGGCGTACAAAGTCGCGGATATCAGATACTTCACTATCTGGCAATGTAATCGGTCTTTGTTGCGCTTCAAATTGTCTTGCGCGTTCCTCGGCCGCTTTACGTCTTGCGCGTTCCTGTGCAAGTGCCGCTTTTAGATTGTTATCGTTTGTATGGTTTTCTTCGTGTTCCGGTTCTTCGTTAGTGTTCGGCGCCGCTGCATCTACTTCCGCATCATTCGCATCACTTTCCGCCGCATCATCTGTAGAGGGTTCATCTGTTGCCGCTTCTGGTGTATCCGTTTCTTCGGTATGATCATCAACGTTCACGCCCGCGTTTTCTAAATCTTCCGGAGTGAAACCAGCATCTTCGATATTAACTAAATCTTTTTCCATATCTAATACTCCTTAGCCTTTTAACGTCATTGCCGGACGAATAAAGAAATATGGCAGTTTAACGCCGTTGCCGGGCGATAATGTATAAGCAAGCCT